GTAGACTCTGAACGGAAGAAGGCGTATGGAATACATCTAGGCCATTATGGATATAATGCACCAAATCGATTTGTTTCCTATGAACAAAAGGACATCGATTTTATGTTGGGACGAGAGTCAGCACCATTCGACGCGCACAACCCACCTAAGCCTTTGGACCATAACGATGGTCCATCCCCTTCGGGGGAATCCCAGTAACCACTTTACCTTACCTCTGGGGCGGCTGGTTCAATGAACTCAGCCAGCGCTGTCCAAGTGGTTACTCAATCCCAGAGGACAAGTTATGGCCCCACAGGCACGTGGGGTACATACCAGGCTTTTACCGAACACCCAAAGCAGAGCAGTGTGATAACACGGTTCTTAGCAGAGAATATCAACTAATAGACCCGCATATGGAAAACATTCCAGTTCCACTCACTCACGGAGTGATCACAACTACATGGGAGGCAATCGAAAAACAATTTTTGATGTTTTGTGGCAGACAAACAGATACTGAAATGCCCTTGGAGACCCATTGGGCAGAACGTCAAATCATCGAAATGTTTTCCGAGCGTAAGATTTATTCACAGGAGTTGCCCATCAATGAATGGGAGATGAACCTCAGTGCATCATGCGGTTTTGGCTACAATGATCAATACCCCGACAAACGTACTTTCTACATCCTCAACTTACCAGAACAGATGGATTACTTAGACAAGTTCTATATTATAGACTGTATTCCGTTACCCAAGGTATTTGGTAAAACTGAATATCTACCTTTTGAGAAGATAGATGAGGAGAATCAACGTTGCATTGAATCATACCAAGTAGTCACAACTGGGGCACAGGTTCACATTCATCAATACTTCAATAAACAGCTCGCAAAACATGGAAATGATCCTGACTTTCCCTTGAAACTAGGGGTTATCTTCAGCGATGGTGGCTTCGACCGCCTGATGAGGAACCTAGAGGGATTTGTCTGCGGCATGGGAGATGTTAAGAAATGGGACAAACACTTCCTTGCTAGATTACGTAGATTTTGCAAACGCATCAGAATGTCCCTATATCGTGGAATCAACCCTGAAACTTACCGAAAGAAATTGGAATGGGACTATCGGTGGGCACAGCATGCCTATGTTCTCTTGCCCTGGGGGCAAGTAGTATGCTTGTATAGTGGTATGCTCTCCGGACATGTCAATACCTCTTATGATAATTCAATAGCGCACCTTTTGATTACATTAGCATATGTAAAACATCACGAGAAAGAAATCGGTTATAAGATTAACACATTTAGAGATGCCCTTTCAGTAATGAAGTTTTACCTCTATGCCGATGATCATTTGTTTCGAGTGAATCTGAAGTACTCTTTTCTCTCCACATTTGCTAGGCGTGCAGAGTTTTACCGCCGCTTCGGATTTACACTCAAGCCAGAGGATGACAAGGTCCTGGACAGACCACATGGACTCACTTTCCTTGGTGGTGAAGTACGACACGTACTCGGACACTATGTCCCAGCATACAACATTAGTAGGATTTGGAGTAGCACTGTCTATCAGTCGCCAGAATCTCCAAATATGAAGGAAATCGATTATTTCAACAAGGCCAAGAGCTTACTACTACTGTTGTGTGGCCATGGAAGTGAGATCTATAATTATTATCGAACAACCGTATTGAGAAAGATAGTATCATGCTTCGACCTAAATCAGCCCGGATGGCGCCATCAAGCTCAAATGGACGATTTTCGCATTGATGGGACACCAGATATACCCACTTATAAATGGGCTTGGGCCTTCTGGACTGGATCAGAGTCAAAACACAGGCCCTTGGCGAATTCCTGTGTGTCGCCACAAAATAGGAGTGTGGACAAGTCCCCTCCTTTGCATGAGCTATAAATATCACGGTAATTGGTGTGGTCCTGGTTGGTCCGGCGGTAAATACCAACAATCAGTAGAAGACGAATTGGTTGAAGCAGTTGACGAATTCGATCAAACTTGCAAAGACCACGACAAATCTTATGCCAGAGGCGAAGATCTCAACGAAGCAGATAAGAGATTTGTTAACTCAAACATCGGAAAAGGAATACGGAGAAGCTTGGC